GCGCATGTCGCTCGCCATCCACTTCATAGAACGAAAGGTAGAAGTACGGATAAAAACGGCTCGTCGGGTATGGCGGAGAGAACGGTTCAACGGCCCACTTTTTTACGCCCTCAATCGTTGTCTTAATCAGCTTGTCTTTCCGGCTCCAGCGCTCAATCACGCGCACGAATGGCGGCTGATCCGGGCTCGATGAGCTTTGTACGAATGCCTGCGCGCTCTCCGCAGTGAGCATTCCCTGCGGAAGCACGTTATCGATGTCGCGCGTCGTCATTTCCTTCGGCGCTTGCTGGTAATAGATCTTTGCCGAGCGAATATCTTCGATTGAGAGGCGCGGAAAACGCGCCAATGCCTCGTCTTTGTCCAGATACTCCTCGTTCGAGACCCAACCGGCATCGAGGTAGTCTTCAATCTGCGCGACATCGGTCGAAACCTGAATTCGTTCGCATGGAATGTAGTCGATAGCAAACAGTTTGTTGACCGCCAGTTCCAGTTTCTCCTGAAGCTCACCGATGAGCGCATTTTTCTCGGCGATTTCAGCGTTGATCGTATCAGAATCCTGATACTCCGGATCTTCGAGCAGTTTCAACTGTGCCTGAAGATGCGCAAGTGTCTCGCGCGCGTCATTCAATGCTCGCTCGGTCTGTGGTTGTGGCATTTTTTCGCTGAACAGATTGCATTTGATCCACCCCTCGGCTGTCGAGAGCACACCACGTACTTGCTTGCGTGCTGACTTCTTCAATTTGCCACGCTTCCACAGGATTGAGATCACAATTTGAAGCGTCTGAGCGAAAACGTCCATTTGTTCGGTGTTTTCCTCATCAACTTGTGCGGCTTTCTTGACAGATACGTCCGGATCGCGCGCGTAGAGAATCGCTGTGAGGATATCGATGAACGCACCGACGAGATTCGTCGTCACTGCCCATGCGAGGTCGGACGTACCGGCAGCGTAACGCCGATCGATCGCGACCTGTTTGCGAAAATTCTCGTCGAACTTCCGCGCGAGGTCGTATTCGTGCATCAGTTTTTTGACCAAGCCTTCCTCGGCCGGATCAGCTTCCTGCGCATTCGATTGATTTGGATTATCCGTACCATCCGGCGGGAAGCTAGTGCCTCCAGCTTGCTGCGGATCGGTCAGGTTGCCCGCTACACCGCTGTGTAGACTGTTGTCAGCGCCGCTGGTTGTCATTTGCTCACGTGGGGTTTGTCATTGACAGGCTTCGGATCATGGAAGTGTTCGGCGTCCACTGCAACTTTTGTTGCAATCGAATGCGCTACGTGACTTCCCGCAGCTTCAGCCACTTTGACGGCATCCGCTGCGTGTGTCATAACCATGGTCTTCAGACCGCCGACTGCAGTCTCGATTTTCTGCATGGCCGCGGCTACTTTGCCGGCATTTTTCGCATGCACTTCGCTCGATATGGCAACGCTCTGTGCGCTGGTCGCTGCCTTATTGGCAGCATCGGTTACAGCCTGTCGCGCATTCGCCGCGGCGATTGCATCGGCAGGTGACAAGACCGGAACGGTGACTGGCTTAGCCGGCGCCGAAACAGGCGGAGCCTCATCGATGTACTGAACGCCGAAACCGGGCACGTAGAGTTTCATCAACGTCTCCTAATGGACCTGTTCAACCGTCACAGTTTGGAATGTCGACTTTGTTGCCGAATTACCGCTAAAGCTCATGCCCAGTTGAAGGGCGACCGTTGTATTGATGGTAACGACGGAACCCACAGACACTACATCGGACACGGTAGATATACCGATAACACCAGAATTTTGCAACCGGCCGCACGCTAGTAGAGAACCCGATGCACCAATGGCGCGCACGGTTATTTCCATTTCAAAGAAAAACGGAATGGTCGATCCCGTGGTCGCTGACGTACACGTCAGAGTACTTAAAGCTGTATCAGCCGTGGTGCCGTGCGTACCGATGCGCGGCGTGAATGTTGACGTGTGCGCCTGCGTCGCGGTGCATGTTCCATAGCCGGAAATCCGAAATTTATTTCCAACTGCGAGCTGATTCGCTGGAATGGCGAATGGCACTGCGATGTAAGTATCGACAGTGCCAATGGCGGCCGATACTGCGGTAGTCGTAGTCTCAGGAATCGGTACGCCACTAGGACCTTGTGGACCGGTGGCCCCGGTCGCGCCTGTGACCCCAGTGGCCCCAGTGGCCCCTGTGGCCCCGGTAGCGCCCGTAGGACCGGCCGGTCCGGTCGCTCCAGTCGCTCCCGCTGGCCCGATTGCTCCAGTAGCGCCCGTAGGCCCTTGCAGCCCAGTTGCCCCGGTAGCGCCCATCGGGCCGGCTGGCCCTCTCGCACCAGTGGCGCCCGTAGGGCCGGCCGGTCCGATAGGCCCGATAGCACCCGTAGAACCGGCTGGCCCTATAGCTCCCGTAGCGCCTGTAGCTCCGGTCTGCCCTGTAGTCCCGGTAGCGCCAGTAGGGCCGACCGGTCCGATAGGCCCGGTAGCACCCGTGGCCCCGGCCGGCCCCGTGGCCCCGGCAGCTCCGGTCAGTCCAGTCGGTCCAATAGCCCCGGTAGCGCCCGTCGGCCCGGCCGGCCCGATAGCGCCAGTAGCGCCCGTAGACCCTGTAGCCCCGGTAGCACCCTGAGCCCCAGTAGCGCCCGGCGCCCCGGTAGGTCCAGTCGCCCCGGCTGGCCCGATCGCACCGGTCGCTCCGGTAGCGCCCGTAGCTCCGGTCGGTCCTGTCAACCCTATAAAACCACGGGGTCCCGCCGGTCCCGCCGGTCCTGTCGCTCCGGTCGCCCCGGTCGCTCCAGTCGCTCCGATTGGTCCTGTCGGTCCCGCCGCTCCAGTCGGTCCTGTCGATCCTGTCGCTCCAATCGGTCCTGTCGCTCCAGTCGGTCCTGTCGGCCCGGCCGGTCCTGTAAAGCCGCGCGGCCCCGCTGGCCCTGCAGCTCCTGCCGCCCCCGTCGGTCCTGCGGGTCCTGCTGGCCCGACCAAAGCGTCAGTTGGCATTGGTTCAGTCTGATCAGCATCACTAAGATACCGAACGCTGAAACCGGGAACATAAATCCACATTAGAAAAATCTGACCTTGGGAGTTTTTCGGTCGTTGAATTCGAGCCATGCTTCCGTGAACGGCACGAGTATAGGGCGTCGTTCAACGAGCGGCAATGAAGCCTCGACCATCTGATCGACGCCGCGTCCTATCAATCCGCACACGTCCGCCGCGTCGTCCCACCGGCCGCCGGGGAATTTAATCAGATGCTCCAGCACATGCTCCGTCCACTTGCGGCGGATCGGGAAGTGAACTGTGCCTGCAGCCGCGCGCGCGTGAAATGCCATCAGCTTGACAGATTTGTCGGCGATCGATGGCAGTGGCTCGATGACGGTATACCGATTGTTGAGGCGCATCGCCTGCCGGATCGCCGGCTTGATGGCCTTATCCAAAAGGCCGCCCTCATTCCACCAGCGGATCGGCTTATAAAACCCGAGTAGCTTGATGAATTCCGCGATGCCCTTGTCAGTTTCGACCTGCCCGAACCACCAATCGACGAACCACAAATCGCCGATCGCATCGATGCCGACGACACCATGCTCAGTGAAGTCTGGCTCTTTCTTGCCGGGCTCTGGCTCCATCGTGGCGTAGTCACTCGCGCCATAGATCCGAAGCGATGAGGGAAGCGCGTCGAGTCCGTTGTAGGCTTGGTAGCTCATTCAAGTATTTTGAGCGCGCGATTAGCTCGATTGATGTCCCCACAACGCGCGCCTTCGCAATGCGCTGTTTGAAGTTTGTCGAGGCCAATCGCGAGCACGCGCAGAAAAAGATGCTGCCATCGCCATAACTTCAGCGAATCGTATCGCTGCGTCCACGTGCCATCGTATTGCTTTCCGGCGATGCTCTCGTAATCCGCCATCTGCTGGAGACGGCACATCGAGCTGATCGTAATGTCAGTCTGGTTGAACAATACCGCGGCTCCGAACATATCGAGTCCGAGCAAAACCGTATGAACGTAGGATTTTTCCCATGTCATAGCGGTAATCTCACAATGGGTTTCAGACCGTGCTTCTCTCGCAAAGCATTCAGCGAATCGTGTACCCGTTTTAGGCCATCCGCCAATCGTCGTTCACGTTCAACACGTGCTTTCACAATTCGGCGTCGAACGCTCATGTTCAAACCCTCGGCAAATCCGGATCGTACATCTTAAAAAATTCCCGATGGAAATGCACTCCGGAGAGCGGCGCTGGCCGCTGCTGGTAAAGTGCCGCCCACGTGCGCGCCGCACGCGGATTGTCTTCCCACGTGCTCCAATGCTCACGCGAGAACCATTCCGGCCACAGGTACTCGCCGACCTTCCGTCCGAGTGGATCGTCCACGCGCTCGGCTTTCGCCGGTATGCAGAGCACGCGCCAGTGCTGCCCGTCGCGGCAGTGGATCAGCCCGCTCTCTCCCTCATAATTCGCCGGCAGGATCGACCCGGCCAGATCATTCTCCGACCACCGCGTCTGAATGATTATGCACCACATCTTCGGCTTGGCGCGCGTCATCACCGTGTCGATGTATTCGCTGTAGATTTTCTCGCAGATCGTGTTGCTGTCCGCCTGCTCGCGGTTCGAGATCGGATCGTCAATGACGAATCCATCCGCCCGGTTGCCGGTAATGCCCGCAAGCAATCCCGCCGCCATCATCCCGCTTCCATTCGTTAGCGACCAGTCATCCACCGCGCGCTGATCTTCGAGCAGCAACGGCCGCGATTCCCAGATCGACGAATAGAGCGGATCCTTGACGATCGTGCGCACCTTGCGACTCTGTTTCGCCGCTATGCCCGTTGCGTAACTCGCGAGGATGATGAGCTGATTGCGCTTTCTTCCCATCGCCCAGCTCGGGGCGACGACGCTCGCGTATGTCGACTTCGCCGCCCCCGGCGGCGCCAGCAGGATCAATCTCCCTCGAGCCGTCTCGATGCACCGCTGTATCGCCATCATCATAACCATGTGATGAAGCGCAACGCGCGTTTCGATCGGCGAGTAGATCGCCTCCTGCCTCTCTAGAATCTTCTCGTCTCCATCCTCGACCGAATCGAGCGGATCTTTCCCGTCCGCAAAATGCGGTACGCCCGGAATCTCTATGGCCTGACTGTACTCAGCGAGCGATGCGCGCGCCCGCTGCCGGCGCAGCGATTCCTGCGCCGCCTGCGATTGAGTGAGGGTTTGTGTCACGGTGGTTACGTCAGCAGCGGGTCTTTCTCTGAGAATTCAGCCTCGATCGCATCCTCGCTCTCATGGCGCAGCCGCGGGAGCGGTTGGTTGATGATCTGGCGCAACTCCTGATCGCTCATCGCCGCGGCCAGCGCCCGGAGCGCCTTGCTCGGCGGCACAGCGATTACGGCCTGCGCTGCCTTCCCGTGTCCGCGGTCTAAGAGATCGTTGGCAGCCTTCAGCCGGTCCCGG